TCAGGTGGTAGTGCATCCTACTCATATGTTTCTGGTCAGAGTACTGCTGCTCTACCTTGGTTATACTTCTGTTGTGAAGAAGCAGTTACAATCGGATGGGCTATCACGGGATCAGCTGATACTGTTACGGGTGGCATCTACTATGGTAACTATGCTGATGATGGAACGAACCCATCTGGTGATGGAACCAATAGTAATCTAGTTAGTGTTAATGGAAATGCAACCTCAGGTACTTGGAGTAGTATTAAGATAGCTCCTACTGAAAATGGTAATGCTGCTGGTGGATCTAATGCTGTGTCTGCAAGTAAGAGACAGGGTATGATCTTACTACAAGCATCTAACTCAATGGGTCAGAGTGCTGCATCTGCTATAAGATTTAAGATACTTACATTCCGTGTTGCTAGGTACAGTGACTATCAGGATATTGCATACTTCAACCAGTCTGGATCTACCAGTAATGTTGGTATGTACTTCGATGGAACTGGTAACCTAATAACCACTGGTAGTGGATCTGCTCAAGTCACATTTAACTTTGGATGGAATGATAATCCATCTGATCACGGTCAAGCACTTGGAAATTACTCTATCTCTTCTCTTGGTATATCATTCGATCAAGGAAATACAACTACAGGTAGTGACACAGCAACTGTTACAGTTACTGGTGGTCAAACATATAGTGCTGTTGTAACTGGTGCTCCTGGCGTTGGTGGATACCACGTTGAGAACTCCAGTACTGGTGGAGTCAACCAGAAGTTCTGTGTTTGGGATAGTGATGGTACTGACTGTAATGCTTGGGTAGAAGTCGCAAGCATAACACAACAGGGTGCTACAATGCAGTTTGGTCCTATCAGTACTAACCAGACTTACGTTGATACATCACCAGCTAGCATACCTGCTGGATCAACTTGGAATTGCTCAAGTATTATATGTCACATTGGTAATACAACAGGTGAACTATTTGGTAAGGTTATTAATGGTAAGTTCTTAGTTGAGGATATAACAGGTGCTAATAGCGACAACGATTACGTTGACTTGACAGTTCATTGTAACGTTGCTGACTTCACTGGTGCATCTACCAATGCTAACACTGCTGCTACAGGTAACTTCGCAATATCATTACCAGCTGGAGCGTTCGCAACTTCAGATATCAACACATTATGGGAGCCAGGTGACGGAGCACCATAACTGTGTTATAATAAACCCAGAAAAAAACTCGGCAAAATTTTTGACCCTTTAGATTTGTTATGGCAGAGGATCAGAGTCCACCAATCAAACCTCTAGAGTTGATGTTGGACAAGAACCTAACAAAGGTTGATTTCTCAGACTTCATTGGAGTCTGGGATAATTTTATGCCAGAAAATGTATGTAACAAGTACATTGAATGGTATAAAAGTCTAAAAGATCAGGCAGATATTATACAACCCCAGATTGATGAAACTCTTGGGGATGGTAGGTTTCAGTTTGAAAATGGAAATTTAGGTAGGTATGATAAACAGATTTTAATTAATCATAATAGTCACGACCTTCAGAGATGTACTATACAGTATCTTAGAGCTTGTACTGATCATTATATCTTTACATACAGACAACTACAGTCACAACCAATGATGAGTAGTATAATCAAGTTCCAGCATACTCCTGAGGGTGGTGGATACCATACTTGGCACTACGAAGCTATGGGTTTGTCTCATTCTCCAAGGGTATTAACTTGGATGATATACCTTAATGAGGGTTTTGAGGGAGGTGAAACTGAGTTTTTAGATCAGAAAAGAAGAGTTAAACCTACTACTGGTACAGTAATGATTTGGCCAGCAGGTTATACTCACACCCATAAAGGAAACCTAGTTTTATCGGGTGATAAATACATATTGACAGGATGGTATCTATTAAATGGCTCGTAATTTTGCGGAAGCTGATTTTATTCTCTGGGTTTCCAGAAAAATTATCGGCGGTAGAAATCCAGACGGTACTCAACAAGGGTTTGAGATCTCCGATAGTGATTGGACTAATACTGTCCTTCCCGCTATCAATGGAACTTTCCACGTTGCTGGTGTAGATGAACTTAAGGTTCTGCACTACTGGAAAGCAGGAAATCCTGTTGATCAACCCGCTTGGTACCTTGCAGAGAATTTGGATATGCGTGGAGAGTTAGAACTCACCACAAATGATTCATCTAAAATTGACGAAGCAACGGTTTTATATGAAACTTTATCACCTCTTCGTACACAGTACAAAGAAGCGTACGATGCTGAACAACAAGCAGCGTTAGATAAAGCAAATCGTGAAAAATATTTTGTTGATAATCAAATTCCAGAGAATTTGGGTTCATTGCGTGCAATGAGAACTAATCTTCTCAAAGATACTGATTGGATTATGCTATCAGATGTATGGGAAGCTGCTTCTGGTATGGAATTAGCTAGTGTCCCTGCTGCTGCTAAATCTCTGGATAATTGGAAAACCTACAGACAAAGATTGAGAGATCTACCTGCACAACAGGCAGATCCATATGAATATGCTAATTTTACTGGTTGGCCAGTTAATCCCGCAGATCCCTCTTTTGTTCCTTAATTATGTTTTATCGTTATGAGCTTTTGAATGATGTTAATCTAAAACACGTACAAGACTTTTACGACTTCACTGATTATCACGATGGTGCACGCACTGGAGCTGATGATAAGAGAATAAAGAATAACATCGAAATGTCCGTTGAGCATCAAAATGCTGCTTGGAATATAATTTGGGATAATTATCAGAAACACGAAATACCTATGTGGCATATGTGGGTTTGTAACACCACTACAGCTTTATTTGTTAGGTATACAGAAGGTATGCATTACGCTTGGCATTGTGATCAACCTATGATGGCAGGTGGAGTGAGATCTGATTACAGTACAACTGTATTTTTGAATTCACCAGACGAATATGAAGGAGGGGAATTAGTTTTAAAGTATGGTACTGAGACTACTGAAGTCAAATTACCTGCTGGAATGGCATTTAGTTATCCTACGGGAACTAAACATATGGTTAGAGAAGTGACATCTGGAGTAAGGGATGTTGCTGTATTTTGGAGTAAGTCAATGTTCCATAGTCAAGAAGACCGAAGGATAGCGACTTATAATTATGAGATAAAACAGGAATTAAATAAACTTTACCCGAACGCAACCGATCCTGATGATGAACATTATGCTATGACAAGAAGTCTGGATGAACAGTTACACTCATTGATGCGTTATAAAGCTTACTAAATAACCCTTAGGGAAAGTACCACTCATTTTGGGATAATGCAAATAGAGGAAGGCAGAATTATTGTCCAAGTCTCGAAAGAGATTGAGGTCGCTACTGTCATTGAGCGTGCAAAGCAACGTTTCACATCACTAGCAAATACACATAACCTGGCCAGGTTAAAAACACTATTTTTGGATTTCCCTGCAAGGGATGATAATTTTCTCACCATACTTAAAGGTGATGAATTTCCAGAAGTTATAGGTGCACGTTGGGATAAGAAGATTGTTATTCCCCACGATTCACTAGCAAACGAAGCAGGTATCAAGCGTTATGATGCTTTAGATCTTGCTGAAGAAGATTTTGATTTAGACAATCCTCCTGCTGTAACCCCTAACGAGACTACACGTGAGCAAGTTGCTGCTAATGTAGCTGTTGCTGGCGACACTACTGAAGCATTAACCCAACAAATTAAACCTTTCTCTTATGGTAATGTTGTTCCCTATCTCTCAGGTGGTTCTACATTAGGATATACTGGTGTAGTTAATAATGGTTCATATGGTCCTAAGTTATCTCTATTGTCTGGTGGACAAGTATATGAAACCCCTGCATTAGACTATAACCTTCCCAATTATACCATTGTTATTAATCTAGAAGATTCAAGTAATTTAAACTATAAGTGGTGCTTCTCTACCACACCAGATGGTACAAATAATGGTGGTACAGAGTATACAACAGGTGTAACAAGAGTAGGTACTCCAGGAACTGCTGGTGCGTCTGTAAGTATTGCATTAACAGCAACTTCACCACTAGAGCTATACGTTTATGAAGATACCACACCCACAATGGGTATTACAGGAACGTGGGTACCTTCTACAACAAGATCATTCAAGTTTACTATCTTCAGTAAGTGGCATTTACAGAGACTAACACAGTCTACTGATGATTTGGGATATGGTCTATACTCACTAACTGAAGACGGAGAAGGTTCAGATATCTATATTATTGACTCAGGTGTTCGTGGTGCATCACGTCCTGTTAATGCTAGTGGTGCTAACTTACACCCAGAATTATATCATCCAGACTATATTAGTGACCTCAATGGTGCTGATGAGCAAAATAACTATCGTGTCTATGAGGTACCAGGATACGACTCTGGTATTACATTAAACGGTCTTCCAAATAGTAACGAAGATGATGATGGCCACGGTACTCAGTGTGCTATTCTAGCTGCTGGTAGAACCTTTGGTGTATCTAAGAAGTCACGTATCTTCGCAATGAAGGTATTTAATACCTATGGATCTGAATATACCACATTCACATCCAGATATATTATGTGTATGTTTGCGATTATTAACCATAATGATCCAGCACACGCAAACTATAAAGGATCTGCTCGACCCGCAATTGTTAACGCTTCATTAGGTTCTCTTACTCCTAGTAGAGGTTATCCTTATGTTGCTAAGAACGAACCAGGATTTGATGCTTGGGGTGGTACAAACGGAGACACATTGTTTGATGACTATGAGAACTTCTGTTTAGAGTATGGTATATGTTTTGTACGTTCTGCTGGTAATGGATTTACAGATAATACTTGGGCTGGTACATACGGTGGATATCAAGGTAAGTACTTAGTAGGTGTTAGGACTGCTGGTCCTAAGGATAACCTACACAATATGGAGATCCCTACTACTAGTGACAAAGGTAAGATTACTGTAGGTGCTACTGCACATAATAATGCTTTCGCAACATTCTCTAACTACGGTACTATTACTACCAGTGCTCCTGGTGAATCAATTTATTGCCCACAATATTATTGGAATAGTGCTACACCATATAATGCTATTAGTTCCTCATACTATGCAAATATAGATGGTACATCATTCTCTGGTCCTTTAACTGCTGGTGTTATAGCACAGTGGGCTAGCAAGATGGGGTATCAGAACAGAGCTACCTATGAAGGTGGTAAAGCACTCCCACAGTTAGCAAAAGAATGGTTACGTAGACCACTTGATTGGGATTACAGTCGTACTTGGAATGGTCTTAATGTATCACCCGTAAGTTATGAGTATGGTGGTGCTAGTGTACAAACATATCCTAACAATAGCATAGACGAGCTTACATTTGATGGTCTGAATACCACTATTACTACTGGACTAGCAAGTAATGTAATTACATTTAACTTAGGATCAGAATTTGCTTCGTTTAACCCTTCTGTTGGTGAACAAATTCAGATACGTACTCCTATTGCTTTACCAGCACAAGATATAATTGAGGATGTATGGGTAACATCTGCTGGATCACCTACTGATGGATATCATTTAGAAGGTGGACTGTTTAACGTAGTTACTGATAATCATCCTGCACCAGGTCTTTATGGTACTTTCCCCAAATCTGGTACATCTGGATATGTTTCTCAACTTACATTAAGTCAACAGGGTTCAGGATATACTGTAGCTCCTGTTGTTAGTTTCTCAGGTGGTGGTGGAGCTGGTGCTCAAGCAACTGCACAGATCACACTAACTGGTGGTGCTGTTACAGGTATTAACGTTGATCAATCTGGTTCTGGATACACCTCGGCACCTACTGTAATCCTTACTGGTGATGGTGCTGGAGCAACTGCAACTGCAAACATCACATTAACTGGTGGTGGTGTAGAAACAGTTAACGTAACCAACGGTGGTAATGGATATAACCCATTGAACGCACCAATAGTCACCTTTACAGGTGGTGGTGGAAATGGAGCAGCAGCGACCGCAGTTGTTGTTGATGGTAGTGTTAGTTCTGTTACTATCACAAACCCAGGTTCTGGATATACTGTAGCACCTGCTGTTGCTATTGCTAGTGCAAGTCCTCCAGTTCAAGGAACGACATATGATGTTGCCAATTCATTCGTATCTGGTGGTGGATCTGTTACAACTGGATCATTAAACGTTGTAAGTAATGCATTAACAACTGTTGCTGATAACCTACCACAACCTGCGTTGTATGGTACGTTCCCTAACGCTAATAACTCTTACAGTATTCTACCAAAGTCTTGGAACCATACATTTACATATCGTGGTGGAAGAAACGTTTCTTACACAACTTCTGAAGATTTCACTAGTTCTTTCTTCTTTGCTGGTCTTACAATCAATGGTGTTCAGATACGTGGTATGAATCACGGAACAGCTATTGATTTACCTGACGGAAAGAACTGTCCTGATGGTTATGCTTTTGATAGAGTATTTAACTCTACTGCTTTCGGTGCTGACCTTGGAGACGGTACTGTAGGATCTGATGGTTCATACTACTACACTAGTGGTAAGTTCTATACAGACCTATGGAAGGGTAGTACTACTACAATGGTAGTTACCGTTGTAAACACTGCATCGGGAGACAGATATTATATTGATGGTGTACAGACACCTAACCTTCAGTTGACAGAAGGTAACACATACTACTTCGATCAAAGTGATAGTAGTAATAGTGGTAATCCAATAAGGATATCTGATTCACAAGATGGTATTCATATTCAGGGTGGTTCTGAGTATGTAACTGGTATTAGATATCAAGGTACTCCTGGTGATAGTCAGTCTGGTACTGGTACTTACATACAGGTACAACCTAATTCACCAAACTTATTCTATTATTGTTCATTATATTCTGGTCTTGGTGCTGCTGCATCTGTATCAACTCTAGCAAATACTGCTGCACTACCATCTTGTACTACTCAGGATATAGCTGATGCTACTCATCACTCTGCTATTGTTGGATGGGCTTTAGATGGTTATCCTATCTACGGACCTATTGGATACGATGAACCTGGATCTACAACAACTTTAGCAAGGATGAGATCAGGTTGGTCATTGAGAGCTCAACGTACTGGTACACAGTATAGTCCATTAACTTATACTTGGAACGTTACTGCTGATGATAACTTAGATTACGATTTCACTGGATATAGTTCTGGAGCCGATATTAATATTAATGCCAATGTTGGTGACAACTTAGTATTCAATGTTAATGCATCTTATAACACAGGTGGAGGTGGTGGATCCACTCCACAGACATATAATATTGTTGTAACTGCTTCTGGTAACAGTGATTACACCCTATCTGGTTCTGATAGAACTGGTAATATTAGTGGTGGAGATCCTGCATTAGAATTTTATGAAGGAGATACAGTTAACTTTACAGTATCTGCTACTGGTCACCCATTCCACTTGAAGACTGTTGCTGGTACTGGTACTGGTAACCAAATTTCTGGTGTTAGTAACCAAGGTACTGAAGCTGGTACTGTTTCTTGGACTATTCCATCTTCAGGTGCTACTGGTACTTACTATTACCAGTGCGAATACCACGGTAGTATGGTTGGAACTATAACAGTTTCAGCTGCTGGTGGTGGCGGTGGAAGTACAATCACTCATCCTTTCTGGATTCAGACTGTACCCGCACCTTATAACCCTGCACAGGTAGTAGCTGGTGTTGTTAACAATGGTCAGCATAATGCTACTATATTGTGGAATACTGCAACTGCTTCTGCTGGTACTTACTACTACGTCTGTCAAGCACACCAAGCAATGACAGGTACTATTACATTAACAGAACCTGTTGGTTATGCTCCTAATACTAACACATATCCAATGGGATCATTCGTAAATGATTACGAATTTACGGACAATGGACACCTAGATCGTAGAAATGGTAGATTCTGTATCACTCCAGACTATCCAGGTGGTACCTATGCTTACTTCTTAACATTTAATTCTTCTGGTCAACCAGAATTCCCATACATTTTGGGAGACAGATACTATGGTGATGCACTAGATTATAGTGAAACTGCACCTGCTAACCCAGTGTTTGAGGAACCAGCAGCAGCTGGTTGTGACATTGGTACACAGACTGGTGTTGTTACTAGCATAACAGTAGATGAAGCTGGTATTGGATATACTACTTGTACTGTTAGCTTCACGGGAGGCGGTGGTGCTGGTGCTGAAGCATCTGCAACTCTATCTGTTCTTGATGGTTATGTTTCAGGATTAACTGTAACAGATGGTGGTTCTGGATACTCAACTGCTCCTACTGTTTCTCTTACTGCACCGAACGTTGGTGGTGGTGTACAAGCAACTGCTGTAGCATCTATTGCAATCACAGCTGGTAACCCAAATAGTATTGTAGATCAAGCATTTGATCAAAACTTTAACTGGAGAGGTGGTACTGATTATGGTTCTGCAACTCCTACTGCTAAGCCACTACGTAGTGTCAAACCATTTGGTATGACCACAACTGGTGTGTATATGTACCACTATAGTAATGAGAGTGGACCAACTCCTGGTTGGACATTCAATGATGTTACTAACGAGAACTTGACTGGTGCTGACTCATACGGTGGTTATCCTAATAGTTCTAACATTTATGGATATAATTCTAGTAAGTTACTA